TTTTTCATTAGCTCTTTTCTTAATAAATTCTTTTAAGTCAACTGATTTTAAATTTTCTAAATCACCCATCTCAAACATTTTGTTAATGAAGTTGAGTTCCATTTCAACCATTAATTGAGCAGCCTCTTCAACTTGTGATCTAACCGCATCTTTTAGTTCAGGATACTCTTCACACATGTGTCGGAATAATTGACAGCCCATTTTAGAATGTAAAGATTCATCACGAACTGACCATTTCATTTGCTGACCAATACCTTTAAGCATATTACGCATCTGGAATGAATATAATACTGCGAATGATGAATAAAGTGATACTCCTTCTGCAAATGCTGAAAAGATTGCTAATGAACGAGCAACCTCTTCGCGCGCTTTAGGATTCGTAGCTAAATCGTGATATGTATAATCAGATGATGTTGCTGTTAAGAACTCAAACTTTTGTGCAATTGCAGGTTCATGCAAAAATGCCGCAAAGTCTTCTAATCCTAATGTTTCATTTAGATATGAATAAGCAGTTGCATGAATTGTTTCTTGTGATCCGAATGCCATGGCCATTTGTTTGATTTCATGTTTTGGAAACCAATGAGTAACCATCCCCGTCCAATAATCTGACACAGCACATTCTGTTTGAGCGAATCCTAATAAAATGTTTCCTACCAGATTCTTTTCAGCAGGTGTTAAATTTTCATTCCAATCTTTAACATCGCCTTGCATCGAAATTTCAGTATGCAACCAAAATGCTTGCATTTGTAGTAACCAACCATCATTGTAATATGTTGGGTACTCAAATGGTTTAAATGGGATGCGATTTTCAAATAATTTTGGCATCAATTTCCTTTTTATAATATTAATAACTTAATGTATTTAGACAAAAAAAGGCCGGGCAATTCTACCCGGACCTTATTTAAAATAAATATCATTTTATCCTAAAGTTCCACCCAAATCTTTAAACTTTTGAGCTAAATTTTTCTTCACGATATTCTCCCCAGTTTTCATAACTTGTGTAGTTTGTTTACCCTGGGTTGTTTGTGGTTCAAAGAACTGAAATTGACCGTTATTGGTATTAATTTTACTTGGCAATGTAATGCCATCTGGGCCAAAACGATTCTTAATAACGTGTCCTCTACCAGTACCTGACATCTTATCTTCAACTTTTCTAGAAAGTGACATCAAGAAGTCAGCAACCATTACTTTACCATAAGATGATGCAATTTTATCTGCTTCAATGATATCGTCTTCTAAGGCGCTTCTCCCTGCTTGTGATGCGGTCCATACAGGAATGTCATACTCACCTGCCATACCTCTTAACTCCTCGTACAGCTCTTCTAATGCCTCGTGTTTATCCTTTTTTGTATTGATCTTCAACAAGTCGCCATAATCCACAATAACTAATGCTGGTTTATTACCTAACATGATTGTTTTTTCTAAATGGGCTTTAAGACCCATTACGCCTACTGACTTAGTTGGGAAATATTTTACAATCAAATCGCCACGAAGTGTTTTCATTTTGTCTTCGACCGCATCTTGATGATGTTTTAATGTCTGAGCATTAATACCGGTTAATACTGAATCATAACGTTGGCCTACATAATTCTCATTGAGCTCCAATGTATAATGTATAACGGTATGTCCCGCTTTAACTGCATTTGCACCGATATTGATAAGCATCCATGATTTACCAATACCTGCTGGTGCCATTACTACGCCTAATTCTCCTGGGGCTAAGCCGCCATCCATTAAATCATCAATAACATCCCACCCAGTTGTAATTGTATGCCTAGAAGCTTCTGCATATCGGGCTGAAATATTTGCTTTATATTCTAATCCAATATTAGTATCAGCGCCGGCTTTCATAGCACCATCAATTTTGCTTTTTATTTCGTCATAGTTACCCATTTTGAGTAAACTAACCGAGTCCATAATTGCTCGTTTGATTTCTTGATTCTTGCAGAACTTTAAAATTTCATCTTTAACAAATGATAAATCATCTGACTCCATATATCGGAACACTTCTTTGAGTTGTTCTAATACTGCAGTTTTTAAAATATCATTATCAATCTCAGTTACTTTAACCTTTAATACATCTTTTGATGGTGGACATTTATATTCTCGAAAATGTATTACAATTACATCTAATAACCAACTATTTGCATCTGATTCGAAATAATCAGTTTGAATAATATCTGCAATTTGTTGTAAAAATAATCTATCGGTAAACATCGCGGCTAACACTTTCACCTGAAAGCCGTATCCGTATTCATTTAATTTGTCGGTCATATAATCATTATAATGAAATTGATTGTAGAATCAAAGTTATTTATGTGTTTGTTTAGCAAATGCTGCTAATGATAACCATGTATTATTCAACCAATCTGGTAAATTTTTCATGATTGCCCACATCTTATCTTCATAGAATAAGCGTTGGAACTCAGATCGGTTTAAATCTGATATAGGTTGTTCGATTATGCCGCGGATTTTACTTGCAGTTTGAGCTGGAAAGTCTAATGCCTTTAAATCCATCAATCTGTGATTTTGTTCTAATATCTTAGAATTGTCTAAAATCTTTTGATATGATTTAGATTCATTTAAACATTTAGAACTTTTTTCAAATAATTCATCTAAAGTTAATTCCTTAGAATCAATTAATTCCGGAACTATTTTTAAAATAGTCTTAGGACCAATTCCCATTATTCCGGGAATATTATCTGATTTATCTCCAGTAAAAGCTCGATACAACACCATGTTATTTGGATGAACTCCAAATTCTTCTTTTACTGCATCTACATCATACATTTTCTTTTTAATTGGAGACCAAACTTGAATTCGTTCGTCTACCAATTGATAGAAGTCTCTATCTGTAGATACAATTGTAATTTTTTTGCATTCCGTTTCATACATCTGAGCTAAATATGCAATTGCATCATCTGCTTCAATGCCATCCATAGCCATGAATGTAACCGGTAAGCAATCTAGGTAAGAAACTAAACGACTGAATTGGTGTCGCATTGATTCCTGTTCGTCATCAATTGAGGTGTCATGATGATCGTGTCTACGCAATTTGGTTTTATTAGCTCTATTTGCTTTATAATCACCGTAAATTGTTTTGCGTCGAGCAGAGCCACCCCTGCCATCGAATATAATAACTAATCGGGTTGGTTTAAAGTCTCTGACAACTTTTCCTACTGAATAAAGAAATCCAGTAATTCCTCCAATATGATCACCATCTTCGTTATAGGCAGGCGTTGCACCAAATGCTCTAATGAAGGTGTTTAACCCGTCTAACACCATGATATGATCATTGACGCTAGACGGAGCCAAACTACGTTCTTTTTGTAACTCTTTGAATAACTGCTGATACTTATTCATCTATCCTTCTTCATCGATGAATTCATCTGTTACAATTACATCATCAATACCACCGTCAACGCCGGCTTGATATTTGAATATATAAGCATCGCAGATTCTTTGATATAACCGTTCTTTAATCTCCTGGTGATTAATCACCTTTTCAATAAAGTTTTTGCTTTGAAATTTAATTTCGCCAAATGTCTCACCGGTGTTCATATCAATGTCTTCCATTGTATAATGAGCTCCTGCTTGTTTGACTAAATCAAAATTCTTCATGATAGCTAACCAACCACCCCAGTTGTCAATTCCACTATCATAATAGATGTCATAATCTATTTTTCGGTGAGGTGGACCCATGCGGTTTTTGACTACCTGTACATTTGTTTTACTTCCTACAACTTGTTCTACTCCATTAACCTTAGCTTTAATCATGCCGGTGTTTTTCAAACGAAGACGAACTGATGCGTGAAATGGAATTGCTTTACCACCAGATGTGGTCCAAGAATCTCCAAATGATACACCTAATTTAGTTCTTAACTGATTAGTGAATATCAAACAAATTCTTTCTCGTGCAATCCAGTTAGTTACTTTACGCATTGCCTTTGATAAGATGATTGATTTTGAGGTTGCATAACCATCTTTATCATATTCAGCTGACATTTCAATTTTTGTAGATGCACCCATTATTGAGTCTACTACAATTGTAACTAATCGGTCTTTATCTGATTTACGGACTCCTTCAACGATTGTTTCAATAGTTTCAAATATTTCTTCAATTGTTTCTAATGGAACATAAAGCATTGTTTTCAAATCAACACCAATTGCAGTTAGGAACTCAGAGCTTGTTGCTGACTCAGTATCAATATATACTGCTAATCCGCCTTTTTTCTGTGTTTCAGCTAATGTATGTGCTGCTAATAATGATTTACCTGATGCTTCTAATCCGGTAACTTCAGTGATCCGTCCCACAGGAAACCCACCATAGGGACGGTTTGAAATTGCTAAATCAAGCATCGAGCATCCAGATGAAATCCATTCTGATACATTACTCGGAGAATCATCATCGCCATCTAAAAAGTATGCAGATTTCAATGCAGTACCTTTAAATTGCTTGTTGATGCTATCCGCCAATGTATTTGCTAAACTGTCTACTACTTCCAGTTTACTTTTACCCTTTGCCATAATTGACTCCTAAATTAATTGAATAAATCGTTGAATGCTGAGGCAACATCTTCTGTTTTAGTAACAGGTGGTGTTGATTTAGCTGCAGCTTTTGCTGGAGCTGGTGCTGAAGTTTCTTCTTCTACATCTGAGTCAGCATTTTCAGGATTCATCCATTCTTTAAGAGCATTTTCCAATTCCTCATAAGTTGGTTCCGGGAAGATGTCTGTAATTACAGACTGATTCATGATTTTTTCTGCAATAGATTTATCATCAGTTGCTGGTTGGGTATTCGGTTTTACACGAATTGCTGTCTTAGGGAAAGCACCGCCCTCTGCTGGTGTAAATTCTACGTCAATATCACGACCATTCATTAAGTCGGTAATATCGCCATAATCTGCATCAGAGATAATAGATAAAAGCTCAGTGTAAATTTGTTTACCGAAGCCCCAAAATTTAACTCCTTCGGATTCTTTTCCACGGACGATTACGGGTACATATGTACGCATTTTCGGCTCAATTTTACGACCCATTAGCCATTCGTCTTTGTCGCCAGTCTTTTTAAGTTTATCTGCGAACTCAACGATTGGATCTGCATTACCAAATGAAATTGGTGATAGCATAGATCTTTTACCGATATCGTAATGGAAATAAAGTTCTAAGAATGGATTTTCTTTGCGATGAACGTAAGGTACGATTCTTACTCGCGTTTTGCCTGCTTCAGGTTTCCACAAATTTTGTTTTTTGTCATCAGATTTGTTTAACTGATTCAACTTCGCTTTAATAGCGTCGAGGTTAAGTGCCATAAGTGCTCCTTTGTTAATTAAGTAAATAAAAATATAAATTATTAATTATAATATAGATAATTAATGGGGTAAATCAAAGTAATTAGTTAAGTTTTTTTGTTTTTATTTTAAATCAATGTTATAGTATTTTTTTATGACATTTTTAATGTATCTAGGTGAAATTTTAGAATCAGTATCCATCATTATCAAATATGCAACGTATGCTGCGCTAAATGATTCAGGTGCATCTTCTAAATAACTTTCATAAACATATTCAGCAAATCGTTTATCTGATTCTTCACTTTCTGCTAATAAATTTTTTAATTTGATCATAATATCCTTATACTATAATAAATATCAACGCCAAGAAATTTTCTTGAAAAATACTAAATCAATAACACGGTAACCGGAGTCATCAGTTAAGATAAATGAATTTTGATAAATGCTCCAATCTAATTGGAATGTTCTGTCTAATACACCATTGTTAACTGATCGAATAATTTCATTCAACGCATTAACCGTATATAATGTATTGGTTTCTTTTTTACGATGGATGCTTATTGTATTCTGACCCCTTTGAGTTCCAGCATCAGCATTATATGTGCAATATAAATTATCGCCAGATTCTGCATTTGCAAATATGAATATTCTGCGTTCTGGAATCACATAACTTTGCTGTATGTATTCTGTTATAATATTTAAATCGGATCTATGTGCAAAAGTGCAAAGTAATTGTGTTTTCAATATTGGTCCTCAATGGATTCTTCGATATCATCAATATCGTCTGGTATAATAGTTTTTTCTACAATACGTATCTTGCCAGCATCTGTTGCTGCATAACGTAAATCTTGCGTAACATTAATTCGATTAGGGCGAAATACAATGTATGTTACATCGTTAATAATTGCAGCAACAGCTGCTGCCATATCTTGTTCTAACTCTAATGGATTTCTAACATATTTTAATCGTCGCAACTCAGCATTAACATATGTTAAATTTTGACTCTCATCTCGTATAGGACGAATTACAAATGCTTCTCCGGAGGCATCTTGTATAGGTTCAATTGACATTTCAATCGGAACTGCATTTGGTCCTCGTAAAATAACATTTGTATAACCTTTAATTTCAGATGACAATTTATTGGCTTCTTGATAAAACATATCTAAATATTTTTTATCTTTCATTCCAAGATTACCAGCTAAAATAACATCTCTTCGGTTATCTAAATATCGTATTGCATCTAATAATGGTTCTGGTAATAATTTATCTAAATCAAATTTTGATGAATCGATACCTCGTAATTGTGCTAATCTTTGAAAAGTTGCAGTAATTTCATCCCAGAATCGGAATCTTGTTACTGTTCCTTTTGTTCCTAAACGAATTGATGCATTTGGTTTTTTTGGATTACTATAATCCTTTACTTCATATTTTTTGCCATTAACATTTAAATCATATGAAACATTTCCGCCTTGTATAAAAGAATCTCGAATTAGTGCTGATAATAGTACCTCGCCTTTTCCTAAACCAGGTGGGCGTATTTCAAACAAGCGACCTGTTAAACCACTTTTAAAATTAACTGTATTTAATAGTTGTTCACTAACAGCAGATTCTGAATATAATAAAGATGCAAATTGTTTAGAATCGTCATATGATAAGCTGTTTAATAATTTCAAAGTAGGCATCTCGGCTTCAACTGGTAATAAACTTAAAAATTTTACAAGTTCATTTTGTTTATTAGCTTCTTGTACAGCCTTTGATAAAAATTGATTTTCAATGGAGCCGATATCAATTGATTCTTTGATAAAATCTTTAATATTACCTTTTGCTCGTTCTACAATTTGTCGAGCATTTTCTGGAGTACAGTCCGCAGTTTCTAATAGTACATTGTATAGTACTTCATAGTCCTTTGCTGATGTAGGATATCCTTTTGGTAATCTGTAACACCACTCCGTTAATATTAAATCAATGTTCATAAAAATATAGTATTTAATTTATCATAAATATTGCCCACCTTCACTTTTGTGGGAAAATTGCCTTGTTCCAACACCTCTTTAATCTGAGGTAATAATTCTTTTGCTTCTGTTACTGGTACATCGAATAAAACAGAATCATATGTGTATAATATCATTGCAGTTTCGCGTGTTTTCAGCAATTCTTGCACTTTGTTTAGTTTCTGTACAGATACTTCCGTTTCCATTGCTTGTAAATAGTAGTTAAACAATTTATTAGCAGTGGCATTAGTTATCATATCCGGTGTGATATGTCGTTGCAATATCGGTGTTTTAATATACTTCTTAGTTTTCCATTGATTCCACAATGAATAAATAAAATTATTTACTTGCTGAAAGAATGGAATTTCTAAAAATTCTTTATCGATACCACCATACAGCAAACGGAACGTTATCTGTTTGCTTTCGTCTCGCTGTTCATCAGTTAAATCATCAGTACCAAAATAAAATCTACCTAAATATTCATGTATTGATGATGTTGGTAAATCATATTTAATCAATCGAGCAATCAACCTAACGTGATATGAATCAAAATCCATTTCAACCAAAGCACCATTTGCAAACCTACTACAAAATGCTGCCCTGGTTCCATCTTCTTTATTCATTGCTGCAAAATTAAATCCGCGGAATGCATTACTCGGTCTACCGGTTGTTGTATGATAATTGTATTGTGAATAAACACACATATCATGTTGCAACTCTGGCATCCGGAATGTTTCGTTAACTGTCAATCCAGCACTTTCAATTTTAGCAAATACCTTTGGATACATTGCATTGAATTGTAGATATGAATCTGATAATTCTGCATTCATACACATTGGCCAAGCATAGTGACGAATCTTTTGACACATTGCTAAATGTTGTTGCAATGGTACGATTGCATTTACTTGCGGCAATGTATTGTGTCGTCTCCAATAAAATTGATGAGCTGCGGTTGGATAGTGAGATTCATCATAGGATTCTCCATATGTATACCACCACAATGTTTTAACATCCCATACAGCACCATTACCACCTATTTGAAGCCATTGCTTCTTGTCGTGAACAAAGATATTCTCCAACTGCATAAAAGCACTTACAAGTTCAGGAAACCCTTGTACTTGTTCAGTA